CCGAGAGTTAAGGATGCAGCCAGTATTGGGGGCACATTCATGACAGGTACATACTTATAATTGTTGGTCTTATGTGGAAGACGCAATGTCATGCCTTGTTCAGGTCTGCCGCTCATGGCGGTTGCTGGTATGGTCGTAGCAGCGGGTGCTCCATCGTACGACAAAATGGTCGTACCAATGGGGACGCTTCTAGTCCAAAGTGTGCCTGCTCCAAAAACCTGACCGGAAATTCCCGTAGTAGGTTGTGAGGATGTTGCTGAGTAAGTGGTCACTAAGCCTACTTCATTCAAAGTGTTTTCATTCTCCCAAGCTCGAATCACACCTGAGCACGTGTTAACCGGGCCAGTATACCTGATGGCATGAGTCTGAGCGACTATGCGAAGTGTAGCTCCGTTGTAGACATCAAATGCATTAGATGTTGAACCAGGGGCGGTATAAGCCTTGGCTAACGAAGCGAATTGCTCCGGTAATCCAAAACCACCACTGATGATTCCAGGGTTGGCAGGGAGAGTGAAACCGTTTAAAACGGCATCTCCTCCTGGAGAAATGAGCATTCCAGGACAAGGAACCCAAGGATTGAATTGCAATGAAGCAGTCTTGGCTCCTGTTCCGGTGAATGATAGGCGATCAACTGAATAAAAGCAGATCTTAAGAGCTCTTGTGTTGCTTCCATCAGGAACTCTAGGAAGAGTCCGAGGTACACAACAATGGAGTCGTGCCTGCACATATGGTTTAGTCGCATGTGAGGCTTTGATGTTCATTTTATTCATCGATTTTGTTAGGGTGTTAATAATCGTAGCTGAGCTACGAGGTTTGTTATTTCCACCGAGATTGTTTTTGTTCTGACGCTTTTGGCGCCTTTTCTTGTTGTTTTCCTTTAACTTTTTAGCTTGCGCTTCTGTCAAAGGTCGAACGAGTTTGCTACGTTGCTTACGAGGCATGGTTTTTAGTTTTTATTATTTGAGCCCCACCTGCTCACAGGACTTAGATTAAGCTGCTCTATAAAAGCGCTTATTTTGGGGAAATCTGGATGGTATTCCAATTGATCAGTCAATTGCATTAACTGCATGTCATACTCAAATTCTGTTTTAAACTTAGTGTGTAAGAAGTTCATCAACATCTTTCCAGCGTTTAGCGGGAAAGACACTCCGTCTTCGTACCATCTAGAACAGAACTCAAATCCTTTCTCTACCCTTTGATAGTCCTTGAGTTTCCACCCCAAGCTTTCGTAACGAGCTTCTGCTCCAGCTATGAAGCTTTCTACAGTGTCATCTCCAGCAGCAATGGCTTTGTCTGCTCCAATCAAAAATGCAAGTAAAACTCGCATAAAAGAATTGTCGCGACTAGTCTTGTATTTGCCAGAGTTTACTATTCCTCTGTAATGTGGGGCAACCATAAGTCCATCTGAAAATTGATAGACTGATTCAGACTCAATAATCGGTTCCAAAGAGATCAACTTTATCCAATCGGGAGAAGGGTTGTTACACAGCTTAACCTTCGCTGTGACACAATCCTCCATCAACCAAAATTTACAACTCCAATCCCATTTATTTATATCGGCAAAAGCCATATTTCCATGGGACATGATGTCATCGTACACAAGTTGGTTGTCTTCTCTGGTAAAACCTATACCTGGTTTAGAAGGAATTCTCGCCCAGTTCGCAATTTCTAGTTTATGTAGGGGAGCATTAAGCAGCATTTCTATTGCTTTGTCTATTATCGAAACAGACATTATGAGTCTAAACCTTCCTTCTTGTAGTTTAGTCTTTTTATGGGGCTCGTTTTTAACAAACACTCTGACCGGGTCGCA